CGATTGGTGTTGGTGGTGCCCTCGCTGGTCGCGGGGCTGATCTATTTATCATTGATGACCCACACTCAGAGCAAGATGCAAAACTTGGAAGGCCTGATGTTTTTAAGCCTGCTTGGGAGTGGTTTCAGTCTGGCCCTCTTCAACGTCTTATGCCTGGGGGTTCTATCATCGTAGTGATGACACGATGGTCTAAATTAGATTTAACTGGTGAGATTGTGAACCAGATGATTAGAAATGATGATGTAGATCCATGGGAAGTTGTTGAGTTTCCTGCTATTATAGAGAATAAACAAGGTGATATGGAATCTCTTTGGCCTGACTTCTGGCCTCTAGAGGAACTCTTAGCTAAGAAAGCAGCGCTAGATATTCGGTATTGGAATTCGCAGTATATGCAAAATCCTGTATCAGAAGAAGGTGCGCTGATCAAAAGAGAGTGGTGGAAGATATGGGAAGAAGAAAGTCCTCCTCAGTGTGAGTTCACCATAATGACACTAGACGCGGCACAAGAAGCTAACAATAGGTCAGACTATAACGCACTATTGACATGGGGAGTCTTTTTTAACGAAGAAGTCAATAATTATAATATAATACTGCTAAATGCAGTTAAGAAACGATTAGAGTTTCCTGAACTCAAAGAACTTTGTATAGAAGAGTATAAGGACTGGGAACCTGATTCATTCATAGTTGAAAAGAAATCTAACGGTGCTGCACTCTATCAAGAGTTTAGACGGATGGGTATTCCTGTCGCTGAGTATACACCGGGTAAAGGGCAAGATAAGATCAGTCGTGTAAATGCAGTATCAGATTTATTTAGAAGTGGTATAGTGTGGGCTCCAGATCATAGATGGGCACATGAGGTAATTGAGGAGTGTAATGACTTTCCAAGTGGAGCAAACGACGACTTAGTTGACGCAACAACACTAGCATTAATGAGATTTAGACAGGGCGGCTTTGTAAGATTACCAAGCGATGAAGCTGAAGACATACCAGGATTTAGAAGTTCTCGAAACAGATTATACGCAATATAAGGAAATAATATGGCAGACAATATGGATAAAAGTTTAGCGCAAGCACCTCAAGGATTAGAAGCAATGGCTATGGGTCAACCTGACCTATCTATTGAAATTGAAAACCCAGAAAGTGTTACCTTAGAAGACGGTAGCATGGAGATTACTATTCAACCCGGTAAAGAACAAGATGATGAGTTCAATGCTAACTTAGCAGAAGATATGGATGAAGGACAGCTCACTGAATTATCAGGAGATTTAGTTGGTGAGTATGATGCTGATATTAATTCAAGAAAAGATTGGTTAACAACTTATGTAGATGGCTTAGAGTTACTAGGTCTTAAAGTTGAAGACAGAACAGAACCGTGGCCTGGGGCATGCAATGTGTACCACCCCTTGATGACAGAAGCGCTGGTTAAATTCCAAGCTGAAACTATGATGGAGACATTTCCAGCGGCAGGCCCAGTTAAAACAGTAATCGTCGGTAAGCAGACAAAAGAAAAAGAAGAAGCTGCCGAACGTGTAAAAGATGATATGAATTACCAACTTACGGACATGATGCCGGAGTATAGACCTGAACATGAAAGAATGTTATGGGGACTAGGTTTATCTGGTAACGCATTTAAAAAAGTTTATTATGATCCTAACATTGAGCGTCAAGTATCAATGTATGTTCCTGCCGAAGATATTGTAGTTCCATACGGTGCTTCTAATTTAGAAACAGCAGAGCGTGTGACACATGTCATGCGTAAAACAAAAAATGAATTACATAGATTACAAGTTGCAGGTTTTTATCGTGATGTAGATTTAGGTGAACCATTTTTAGATGTTGATGAAGCAGAGAAAAAGATTGCAGAGAAATTAGGATTTAATCCTACAGAGGATGACAGATATAAAATCCTTGAGATGCATGTTAATTTAGATTTAGAAAATGGTGATAGTGAAGATAATATTGCGCTACCTTATGTAATAACGATTGAAAAAGGTACAGGCACTATTTTAGCGATACGTCGTAATTGGAATCCAGACGACAAATTAAAAGCTAAGCGTCAACACTTCGTCCACTACGGTTACATACCAGGCTTTGGTTTCTATTGCTTCGGTTTAATTCATTTGATAGGTGCTTTCGCCAAATCAGGTACTATGATCTTACGTCAACTTGTTGACGCAGGTACTCTATCAAACTTACCAGGTGGATTAAAATCACGTGGCTTACGAATTAAAGGCGATGATACTCCGATTGCACCAGGTGAATGGCGTGACGTAGATGTACCAAGTGGTGCAGTGCGTGATAACATCTTACCGCTTCCATACAAAGAACCTTCACAAGTATTAAATCAATTGATGAATCAAATCATCGAAGAAGGTAGACGTTTTGCATCAGCTGCTGATATGAAAGTATCTGATATGTCTGCTAACTCTCCAGTAGGTACTACGTTAGCAATTCTCGAACGTACATTAAAAGTAATGAGTGCAGTACAAGCGCGTATTTACTATGCAATGAAACAAGAGTTTAAATTGCTTAAAGGTATTATTCGTGATTACACTCCAACAGAATATTCATACGAACCTGAAATAGGCGATAGACGTGCTAAACAATCTGATTACGATAACGTAGATGTTATACCGGTAAGTGATCCTAATGCTGCAACCATGTCACAAAAAGTTGTTCAGTATCAAGCAGTTATGCAGATGGCACAATCTAATCCACAGATCTATGATTTACCAGAACTTAATAAACAAATGTTAGAAGTATTAGGCATTAAAAATATTGGTAAGTTAATCCCTAGTGCCGATGATCAGAAACCAAAAGATCCTGTATCAGAAAATATGAATATCATTAATGGTAAACCCGTTAAGGCATTTATCTATCAAGATCATCAAGCACATATTGCAGTTCATATGGCAGCGATACAAGATCCTAAGATTCAACAAATGGTAGGACAAAATCCACAAGCAGGCGCAATTCAAGCTGCGGCTATGGCGCATATTAATGAACACGTAGCGTTTGAGTATAGAAAACAACTTGAAGAACAATTAGGCGTTCCATTACCTAAACCTGATGAAACATTACCAGAAGACGTTGAATTTGAATTGTCTAAAGTTATGGCTGAAGCTGCTAAGAAACTTGCTGCTAAATCTGCATCAGAAGCACAACAACAACAAGCTCAACAGCAAGCTCAAGATCCAATTATCCAAATGCAACAACAAGAGCTACAACTTAAAGCGCAAGACTTACAGATCAAAGCACAAAAAACTCAAGCTGATATTCAGGCAGAGCAACAAAGACTTGAAATTGATAAGATGCGCATCGAATCTCAAGAACGTATTGCTGGTGCTCAACTAGGTGCTGATGCTGTAATGTCCCATAAAGAATTAGAAGCTAAACAATTTATGGAAGGCACTAAGATAGGCATTAATGCAGTAAGCCAAAAAGAAGAACGTTCAATTAGAGAAAAACAAATAGAATTACAAAGGAATCAACAAAAACCACAGGAGTAACTAAATGGACCAAACGCTAGAGCTATTATTGTCTCGAATAGATGATCAGCGCAAACAAGTTTTAAATAATTTAGGAGACGGAGCAGCAAAAGATTTTGCTTCGTACCAAAATATGACCGGATATATACGAGGTCTATCCGTCGCAGAAAGTATTATAAAAGACCTTGCACAAAGAATGGAGACATTTGAAGATGAGTGACATACTCACAATGAATAAAAATTTAGTTGATGCAAGCGGTCGACCAATTATTATTCCAACGTTAGATGCAGTAGAAGCAGAAGATATACCGATTGAAGAACGAGGTTTACAATTACCTGAGCCTAAAGGATACAAGATACTTTGTGCAATTCCTGACGCTGCAGAAACTTATCAAGGCGGTATTGTAAAAGCAGATTCAACTAGAACTATCGAAGAACATTCAACAGTAGTTTTATTTGTAGTAAAAGTAGGTGATTTAGCTTATAAAGATGAGACTAGATTTCCTACAGGTCCATGGTGTAAAGAGGGTGATTTTGTTTTGACACGTGCATACGCAGGTACAAGATTTAAAATCCACGGAAGAGAATTCCGCATTATTAACGACGATACAGTCGAGGGGGTTGTTGAAGATCCTCGTGGCTATACTCGCGCATAAGGAGAATTAAATGGCTGACGTAAAAGATGGTGATATTGTATTTGAATATCCAGATGATGACGAAATACCGGGTAGTAAATTACCTGATGAAAAAGAAGTTGATTTAGAACCAAAACAAGCTGAACCTAAAAAAGAAGCAAAAGTACAAGATGAACTTGATCTTGAGATAGAGGATGATACCCCACTACAAGATAAAGGTCGTGAGCCTTTACCAAAAGATGTAGTAGAAGAATTAGAAAAAGATACGCTTGATGATTACTCTGAACGAGTTAAGCAACGTATGGCGCAGCTTAAAAAAGTTTGGCATGACGAAAGACGTGCTAAAGAAGCAGCTGACAGAGAAAGACAAGAAGCAATTAAATTTGCTCAGCAAATTGCAGAAGAAAATAAAAGGCTAAAAACTACTTTAACAAGTGGAGAAGAGACCTATATTCAGACGCTTAAAAATTCGTTAGAACAACAATTAGATTCAGCTAAGCGAGATTATCGCGAGGCCTATAATGCAGGTGAAACTGATCAAATTATCGACGCTCAACAACGTATGAATGACGCGCAAATGCGCTTATCTCAAGCTCAACAATATGAGCCTAGATTTAAAAATACTTTACAAGAGCCAGAAAATCCTGTATATATACAACAAAATCAAAATCAATCGTTTAAACCAGATAATAAAGCTCTTGCTTGGCAAGAAAAGAATGAATGGTTTGGACAAGATGAAGAAATGACAAGCCTTGCATTAGGCTTACATGAGAAATTAGTTAGAAGTGGGATCAGTCCTACATCTGATGAATATTACCGTCGTATAGATAGTACGATGCAGAAACGATTCCCAGAAAACTTTGGGGATGCAACGCTAGACGAGGAAACACCCGCCCAGCGCACAAAACCTTCGACTGTAGTTGCCCCGGCAACGCGTAGCACCGCGCCTAAAAAAGTGCGTCTGACGAAGACACAAGTAGCGTTAGCCAAGAAATTTGGTCTAACACCGGAGCAATATGCAAGAGAAACTTTAAAATTGGAGAACGCAAATGGATAATAAAAGATTAGATCGTGAACAAGATACAAGGGATGATTTTCAAAGACCCGATAGCTGGAAACCTGCATCATTACTACCCGAGTTTAAAAAGGTACCTGGTTGGGCTTACAGATGGATTCGTACTAGTGTTATGAACGAGGCTGATAATCTAAATGTATCTTCCAAAATGCGTGAAGGATGGGAACCCGTTAAATTAGCGGACCACCCTGAAATGAAGTTAATGGTCGACCAAAATTCCCGTTTCAAAGACGGCGTTGAAATTGGTGGATTATTACTTTGCAAGATCCCAGAAGAGTTCGTTGCACAACGTAAGGCTCACTATGCTAAACAATCACAGCAACAAGCCGATGCAGTTGACAACAGCTTTATGAAACAAAACGATCCACGTATGCCTCTTTTCTCAGAGAAGAAGTCTACAACATCGTTTGGTAAAGGTAATTAATATAAACTAATAAGGAGAATAAAATGGCATATCCAACCATTAACAGTCCTTACGGTTTTCAACCAGTTAATCGTTATGACGGTATTCCGTACGCCGGGGCAACTTTACAGATCCCAATTGGCGCTTCGTACAATACTCCAATCTATAACGGTTCTTCAGTTAAAATCGTACAGAACGGTACAATTGAATTATCAGCAGCTACAACCACAGGTACTATTATCGGTGTTGCAACTGGCTTTCAATACACTAATTCATCAGGCCAAACAGTTCAAGCTCAATACTACCCAGGTACTAGTGTTACTAATGCTATTGCTTACGTAGTTGTTGATGCATCAGCTGAATTCAAAGTATCATTAACAGTTTCAGGTGCTCCTACAGTAGTAGTTGGCGCTAATGCAACTATTGTTGGTACAAACTTAGCTGAAATTCAAAACAGTAATGGTTCAACATCAACAGGTAATTCACAAGCATCATGTGTGATCCCTGCTAACGGTGCTGGATCAGCAACAACATTACCATGGAGAGTAGTTGCAGTAGTTCCAGACACAGCTTACTTGTCAGGCTCTACAGTGCTTTATCCAGAAGT